ATACTGAAATTAGCACAAATAAGTTGCTATTACACTTTAGCCAGTAGAGAGGCTAAAAACTATAAGATAAGTGTTGACGGGATTTCAATAGCAAAATCAGAGAGGGTTAGGAATTACCTTTCACTTGCAGAAAGGCTTGAAGAAGAATACAGAGATATTATAAACAGCCCAGACTATCATATGATAGAAGTTAATTCAGTGAAAAGGTATAGCCCTTTAGTAAATAGAATGGTAGGAGGTGAATAAGGTGGAGATTACAGACTTAAATGAATTAGAACTTGATATACAAGAAGCCTTCTTGGAGATTGGAGATACAGAGAATATAGCCTTTTTGAAGTTTGAGGGCGGAGAAGAAAATATATACAAGGAAAGTAAAAAGAAAAGATATGGTCAGCCAATAGTCGTAACAGGAAGGGTCAAGATAAATCCAGTATCAGAAGAAATATCAGATATAGGAAGAACAGGGGAAGTAAATGCCTTATTCACATTTACGACAAAAGATTTGAGGGACAATGGTTTACTTGACGAAACATTGAAAATAACGGTAGACGATAGGATTGCTTTTAGGGAAGATGTTTATAGCATATTAAACATTGTTCCGACTTCAATGCTTGGGGATAGGTTTTTAATCTACAAGTTTGAATGTAAGAAGGTTTAGCTATGGCAAGTAAACTAACAGGGGATTGGAAAAAAGCAGGGGTAATGCTTCAATGGCTACCTGCAAGTTTAAGTCCAATATGTCACGCAAGGTTATATGAAGATGGGGAATTAGTTGTAAAAAGAATGGTAGAGCATATAGATAGACAGGACTTACCTTGGAAGCCTTTGAGTGATGTTACCATAGAACGAAAAGGACACGATAAAATTTATGTGGAAACAGGGTGGCTAAAAGAAAACCTATCAGTAAGGCGTATGACGACAAAGCCTTTACGAAGCACTATATTCGTTGGGGCAAGTCCATGGAAAACGCATAAACCAAGCGGAAAGAAATTTAGTGAGCTTATGATTATGCTTGAATACGGGACAGATGAAATACCTGCAAGACCGCTTATAAGACCGACTTGGGCTGAAATAGAGAAGGAAATAAAGGCAGGTTGGAGGAAAATGTTCAAGGATATGTTAAGGAAGGGGGCATTGTAATATGGCAGGAAGTGTGTGGTTAAAAGAAGTAGATACAGCACTACTAAAGCTAATCCCTACAATAGTAAAGTATTATGATGAAAATGATAATTTAGTTTCTCCTGCTGTTATGGTGCGAAATCCCGAGGGAACATATAAGATAGAAGAATTTCCAAGCGTCAGTATATTTAACTACAATCAAGTATTCGCTTCGGAAAGATATGATAGAGAAGACGTATTAACTAAAAGAGATATAGAACGAAAGGTAGCAGTATTAGAAAAATCTGCCCTTCCTTATTACCTTTACTATCAAATAGATTTTTGGGCTAAATACCAAGAGGATATAAACGAAATGACAAGAAGGTGGTTAGGTTTTGTTCCAAGAAATTTTGTCCTCGAAGTAAAAGATACAGAGGGAAATATAAGGCATTGTAATATGGAATTAGTAGATTTCGCAAATGCGGATTATGTAAAAGGTGATGAAAGGATATTTCATAGGGTTTACAGCTACAGAATTTGGGTGGAACTTGATGAAGGTTATGAGAAGGAATATCCGGTGGTAACAGAATGTGAGATTAGGAGGGATTAAATGCTTCGTGTAAGCAATTTGTTAAATAGACCACGAGTGTTTACTTTGAAAGACGGGAAATCTTTTAGATTATTGTCTTTTGAAACAAAGGAATTAGAGAAAAATAAGGTAACGAAAGAAATTGAAAACAACGCAAAGGCAGGCTTTTTACTAATTGAACCGCTATCAAAGGTAACGCCTGTAAAAGTAAAGAAGGAGGTTAAAGAATAATGGCAAGTTATTTAAGACCAGATGTTTATGTTGAAAGGGTCGCTTCTGGTGCAGAGCCTATCCAAACACAGGGAACAGCAGTTGCAGGATTTGTGGGTATCGCCAGAAGGGGCGAAATTGGGGAGGCAACCCTTGTAACAAGTTGGACAGAATTTACCGAGAAGTTTTCCAAAGGATTAGATACGCCATTTATGGCAGACTCGGACTTGGCTTATGCGGTTTATGGGTATTTCCAAAATGGTGGGGGAACAGCATTTATAGTAAGGACAGCATCAGAAACAGCAGAAAGAGCAAGTGTCTTAATTCCTGCGGAAAACGGAATAAAGATTTACGCTAAAGACGAAGGGACTTGGGGAAATAAGTTATCAATGAAGGTTACTTCTACACAAGAGAATGGAGTAGATGTATTTAATGTAGAGGTGTCTTTAGATGATGAAGTAGTAGAAACCTTTGAAGGATTGACAAACGATATTACAGACGAGAATTATTACCTACCGATAATCAATAGTGATAGTAAGTTTATCACAGTTCCAGCAGGAGGATTACAAGTAGGAGAGGGAGCATTTAGCGGAGGTAAAGACGGTATAGATGATATTACAGACGCAGACTTTTTAGGAGAAAGAGGATTAAAAGCACTCGATAAAGTCGAGGCAGTAAGGATAGTAGCAATCCCAGGGCAAACTTCAAAGGCAGTTCAGCAAGGGATATTAGATTACTGTTCTGGAAGAAAAGATTGCTTTGGAATAGTGGATATTGGATTAGGAAGAACGCCTACAGAGGCATTGGAAGATAAAGCCGAAATTGGTGGAAGTTATGGGGCAGTATATTACCCTTGGGGTAAAGTAGTAGACCCAATAGGTAAAGGAAAATTAAGATTAACTCCACCAAGCGGACACATAGCAGGAGTTTACGCAAGAACAGATAGCGAAAGAGGGGTATATAAAGCACCCGCAGGAACAGAGGCAGTAGTAAAAGGCTTTGTTGAAATGGAGAGAGGTCTGTCAGACGGTGAAGTGGAATTATTGAACGCAAAAGCCGTGAATTGCATTATATCCAAACCCAATAAAGGAATTGTGGTATGGGGTGCAAGAATGGCAACACCAGATAAAGATAGATTTTATGTTTCAGATATTCGTTTAGATATTATGATTGAAGGTAGCTTGTATGAAGGAACACAATGGTCTATCTTTGAGCCAAATGATGAAAAACTTTGGAGTAGCTTAACAGCACAAGTAAAAGCGTTCCTTTATAACTTATGGGTTGACGGTGCTTTATTCGGAGCAACACCAGAGGAAGCATACTTCGTAAAATGTGATGAAGAACTGAACTCCCAAGAAGTTAGGGACGCAGGGAAGGTAATAATTGAAGTAGGATATGCGAAGAAAAAGCCTGCCGAGTTTACGATTATTCGTATCACTCAAAAGGCTAATAATTAAGGAGGGAAGATAAATGGCAAGGACTTATGCTAATGACCCATTACAAATGTTTAGGTTTAGGGTATCAATGCCTGGACTTCCTGCGGGAATGGGTTTCCAAAAGGTTAGTGGATTGACAAGAGAAATCGGCGTAGTGGAGTATGACGAAGGTGGATATTCCCATACACATAAGTTAACAGGGAAAGAAAAAGGGGGAGAGGTAACGCTTGAAAAAGGTATGTTTGCTAACGCAGACTTGGAGGCAATATATAAGCGTTCTCTTAACAACCCAGATTACAGAACTACAGTTATTATTGAGCAGTTAGATAAGTTTGGTAAAGTTGCAAGAAGTTGGACTTTAGCAGAGGCGTGGGTTTCCAAATGGGAAGGGTCAGAACTTGATGCAACTTCGGAAGATGTGGCGATAGAGTCAATTACAATTCAGTTTGAGTATTATCTGTAAAAAATGAGAGGGGCGTAAAAGCCCCCTCTAAAGTATTATATTAGGAGGAGATAAAATGACAGAGAAAAATAATGTGGTAATTCAGGACTTTGGCGAAGAAACATTTGAATTTTTGGCAGGTTATAAGGATAAAGATGGAAATGTTATAAAGGAATTTGCAATAAGGGAAATCACAGGTGTTGAGGAAGAAGCAATATCTAAAGCAGGTATTAGGGAAAATGGCGGAAAAGTAGTAAGGACAATACTTGAAAAATGTATCACCAGAATAGGGGATATAACACCGAAGATAGGTCAAGAAGAATGGAGAGAGATTATTCAAAGTCTATCCATAGCAGACCAAGATTATGCCCTTCTTAAAATAAGAGAAGCAACATTAGGGTCAGAAATAGAGATGGAACATAAATGTCCTCATTGTGGTGCAAGTCTAAAGTCAATTATTGATATTGATGAGTTGAATATAATACCTTTTGGTGGAGAGGAAATTTTGGATTTTGAATTACCGAAAGGATATAGAGATAAACAGGGGACAGTTCATAAATTAGGAAAATTAAGATACCCTAATGGGTTTGATAGAGAAGTATTAGATACTGTAGCGAGAAAGAATATAGGAACAGCTAATACTATGCTTTTAACAAGATGTATCGTTGAATTAGGAGATGTAAAAGTTCACGATGCAATTATAAGAGGATTGAGCATAAAGGATAGAGAGTATCTCTTAAATGTGTTAAGGGAAAACGCCTACGGGGTGGAACTGGAAACAGATATTACTTGTTCATCTTGTGGGGAGGAATTTAGGTCTACTCTTAATATGGTAAATTTTTTATAAGTACCTTCTTTGACGCAGACTTTTCGCAGAATTGCAATATAGAAATAGCCAGAACCGAAATGCACATATTAGCTTATGTGTATCATTGGGATAGGAACACCCTTTGGACTTTGCCTTATAAGGAAAGGAAAATGTGGGTTAATGAGATATACAAGCAAAAGGAGGCAGAAGCAAAAAGCATAGAAAAGGGTAGCAGGGTTAGGAGGTAGTCAATGGAAAATTTATTTGGCATAGGCATACTATTAGACTACCAAGATAGAGCCTCGGCTAAAATGCTAAAGACCCAAAGAATTTTTAGTCAGACACAACAGACAGCGGAACAGTTAGCAGAAGCGGTTGAAAAGAATAATGAGAAATTTAAGAAACTCGCAGGAATAAGTGCAGGAGTAGCATTAGCAGGTGCAGGATTGAAAGCAAGTGGAGGAAAGCTATTAGGTGTATTAGGTAAGACAGTAGAAGAAACAAAGTCCTTTGAAACAGCCTTGGTAAACCTAAAGATTGTATCAGGTGAAACAGAGGAAGGAATGGAAAGGCTAAAGAAGATAGCAATTGATACAGGTATGGCTACGATGTTTAGTCCACAGGAAACAGTAGATGCCTTAACCAGTTTAGCGGCGGCGGGACTTGATGTAGAAAGTTCTTTGACAGCATTAAGACCGACACTCGATTTGGTTTCGATAGCGGCGGGAAAAATTGAGTTAGCCGAGGGTGCATCGTTAATAGCTTCTTCCTTAAATAAGTTTAACCTTGAAGCATCAGAGGCAGTAAGACTTGTAGATATGTTCGTAAAGGTTTCAAACTTGACTAACTTCCAATTAGAGGATATGTCAGC